CATATAAGCTTTGGGTAATTAAAGACCAGGAAGTTTTTATTTGGAAAGAGTTTCTTTATACATTACCAATTACAGTAGAGTATAATATAAACTTTTAATGAGAGCATTATACTCATTTATTGTAGAGCCTTTAAACGAAAGGAGATACGATAACATACAAAAATTAGATCGTGTAGATTTAATTACAAGTGTGTCAGAAGAAGATCATACTATAGCAAATAGATACGCAAAAGTAATATCATTACCATTACATTATAAAGGAGAGATAGAAATAGGAGACACACTTTTAGTTCATCATAATGTTTTTAAGTTTTATAATGATATGCAAGGAAGAAGAAAAAGTGGTAAAAGTTATTTTAAAGAAAATTTATTTTTTATTGATGATGATCAGTATTTTTTATACAAGCACAATAATAAATGGACTGCTCCAGGTAAATATTGTTTTATTAAACCATTAGAAGTTAAAGATTCGTTTCTAAAAAAGACAGGAAAATATGAACCTTTGCAGGGAACTATAAAATACATTAACAAACAATTATTATCTTTAGGTTTTAAAGAAAATGATGTAATTGTTTACGAGCCTTTTAGTGATTACGAATTTAAAGTAGAAGGAGAATTATTATATAGAATGTTTACTAATAATATAACAACTATTTTAAATGGATAATAAAGAATTAAAACTACAAATAATTGAAGCGGCTAAAAAAGCTGTTAGTCAATTAATAAGAGTAGCAAAAGAAGATATTATTAAATTTGACGCTGAAGATGAATTAGCTGCTGATAGATTAAAAAATGCTGCGGCAACAAAAAAACTTGCTATATTTGATGCGTTTGAAATTCTTAAAAGAATAGACGAAGAGAAAAACTTGTTAGAAGGAAACGTGGTAGATAATAAATTAATTACACCTAAAGGGTTTGCAGAGTCAAGATCAAAATAAAATATTTAGAGTCTTAAAAGATTATATTCCAAAAGGAGTATTGTCTAATAAAAACCGAGCAAAGACATGGCAGTATGGGTATAATGAAAAATATGACGTTATTGTTATTTCTAGAGATGGAACTGTTGGTCAAGTTTATGAAGTAAGTAATGTTAAAATAGCATTACCAAAGGCACCAAAAAGTTTCGTTAATGAAAAAGAAAAAAAAGAAAACCAAACATGGGAAGCCGCACCTGTTCCTAAAGTTTTAAAAAGAATACAAAGTATTTTTCAATGGCATGAAGCTCCTGTTAATTTTAAAGCAGAATGGGTGGATTATATTGAAAAAGAATTTGACAGAAGAGAGCAGGGGCATTGGTTTAAAAATAATGGAACTGATGTTTATATTACAGGAACTCATTATATGTATCTTCAATGGACTAAAATAGATATTGGACATCCAGATTTTAGAGAAGCAAATAGAATATTTTATATATTCTGGGAAGCTTGTAAGGCAGATAAAAGGAGTTTTGGAATGTGTTACTTAAAAATAAGACGTTCTGGATTTTCGTTTATGAGTTCTTGCGAAGGCGTAAATCAAGCTACCATAACTAGAGATGCTCGTATTGGTATACTTTCTAAAACTGGAGCTGATGCAAAAAAAATGTTTACAGACAAGGTTGTTCCTATATCTAATAATTACCCATTCTTTTTTAAACCTATTCAAGATGGTATGGATAAACCAAAAACAGAATTAGCATACAGGGTTCCTGCTTCTAAGATTACTAAAAAAAATATGTATGATATAGGTAGTGAAGAACTTGACGGATTAGACACAACTATTGATTGGAAAAACACTTCTGACAACTCTTATGATGGAGAGAAATTACAATACTTATTGCATGATGAGAGTGGAAAATGGGAAAGGCCAGAAAACATTTTAAATAACTGGAGAGTAACAAAAACTTGTTTAAGGCTTGGTAGTAAAATTATTGGAAAATGTATGATGGGTTCAACATCTAATGCGTTAGACAAAGGTGGTGCAAATTTTAAAAAGTTATTTGAAGACTCAGACGGAGGAAAAAGAAATAAAAATGGCCAAACTAAATCAGGCTTATATAATTTGTTTATTCCTATGGAATGGAATTTTGAAGGATATATAGACAAGTTTGGAATGCCTGTGTTATATACTCCAAAAAATAATGTTGTAGGTATTGATGGAGAAGATATAAGTACAGGAGCTATAGATTATTGGGAAAATGAAGTAAATTCTTTAACTCAAGATGCTGATGCTTTAAATGAGTTTTACAGACAGTTTCCTCGTACAGAATCTCATGCTTTTAGAGACGAATCAAAACAATCATTATTTAATTTAACTAAAATATATCAACAAATTGATTATAATGATTCTCTAATGTTAGGTCAGCACACAACAAGAGGTTCCTTCTCATGGCAAAATGGAATCAAAGATAGTAAGGTTGTGTTTCACCCTAATAAAAGTGGGAGATTTTTAGTAACTTGGACTCCAGGAATAAATATGCAAAATAATGTAGTTGAGAAAAACGGGATTAAGCATCCTGGCAACGAACATTTAGGAACTTTTGGATGTGATTCTTACGATATTTCAGGAGTGGTAGTTGGTAAGGGTTCTAATGGGGCTTTACACGGACTAACAAAATTTAATATGGATGATGCGCCTTCTAATCAATTTTTTTTAGAATATATAGCAAGACCACAAACGGCAGAAATATTTTTTGAAGAAGTTTTAATGGCTTGCGTATTTTACGGTATGCCAATTTTATGTGAAAATAATAAACCTAGATTATTGTATCATTTTAAAAACAGAGGCTATAGAGGATTTAGTATGAATCGTCCTGATAAGAGATTTAATAAATTATCTAAAACGGAAAAAGAATTGGGAGGTATTCCCAACACATCCGAAGACGTTAAACAATCTCATGCCGCAGCTATAGAATCTTACATAGAAAAACATATAGGTTTAGATTTTGAAGGAGCTTATAGAGATTTAGATGTAATGGGCGATATGTTTTTTCAAAGAACATTAGAAGATTGGGCAAAGTTTGATATTAGCAATAGAACAAGGTTTGATGCGGCTATAAGTTCTGGTTTGGCTATCATGGCTAATCAAAAACACTTATACACACCGACCCAACAAAATTCAAAAATAAGTATTAACTTTGCGAGATATAATAATAAGAGTAGAATAAGTGAAATAATAAGATAATGAAAGGAGTAACAATAGATATAAAATCTGCTGCTTTCCCTGATCAATTTGCATCTGATTCAGAGAAAAAAACTAAAGAGTTTGGATTGCAAATAGGTCAAGCCATACAATACGAATGGTTTAGAAAAGAAGGAGTTAACCAATGCAGGTTTTACAGTCAATGGTTAGAGTTTAATCGTTTGAGATTATATGCTAGAGGCGAGCAATCTATAGCTAAGTATAAAAACGAAATGTCTGTAGATGGAGATTTGTCTTATCTTAATTTGGATTGGACTCCAGTTCCTATTATCCCAAAGTTTGTTGATATTGTTGTTAATGGAATGTCAGATAGACTTTTTACGGTTAAGACTTATGCACAAGACGCTATGTCTTCTGAGAAAAGAGGTAAGTTTCAAGAAATGGTAGAGACCAATGTTATTGCAGGCCCACTATTTAAACAAATAGAAAAAGATTTTGACGTTAATGTTTTCCAAGTAGATCCTGAAACTTTACCAGAGACAGATTTAGAAATGGAGCTGTATATGCAAATGAATTATAAGCCAGCTGTTGAAATAGCTAATGAATGCGCAATTAATACTTTACTTGACGAGAATCATTACGATCAAGTTCGTAGAAGGTGCGATATGGATTTAATGACTATTGGTATATCTGTATGTAAACATGAGTTTCAATTAGGAGATGGTATAAAAGTAAATTATGTTGATCCTGCAAATATTGTTTACAGTTACACGGAAGATCCTTATTTTAAAGATTGTTTTTATTGGGGAGAAATTAAAACAATTCCTATTGGAGAAGTTTTAAAAATTAATCCAGAATTAACAAATGAAGATTTAGAAGAGATTTCTAAATACAGTCAAGCATGGTATCAGTATTACAATGTGTCTCAAATGTATGAAAATAGTATGTTTCATAGAGACACTTGCACGTTATTGTATTTTAATTATAAATCTACTAATAGTTTTGTTTATAAAAAGAAAGAAACGGCAGAGGGTAATTATAAAACTGTAGAAAAAGACGATCAGTTTAATCCTCCAGAAGACATGATGGAAGAGGGAAAATTTGAAAGAGTAGAAAAAAGAATAGATGTTTGGTATGAGGGGGTTATGGTTATGGGAACTAATATTCTTATTAAGTGGGAAATGGCTAAAAACATGGTAAGGCCTCAATCAGCAAGTCAGTATGCTATGCCTAATTATGTAGCTACAGCTCCTAGAATGTATAAAGGAAATATAGAATCTTTAGTGAGAAGAATGATTCCATTTGCTGATTTAATACAAATGACACATTTGAAACTACAACAAGTAATTTCTAAAGTAGTCCCAGATGGTGTATTTATTGATGCTGATGGAATGAATGATGTAGATTTAGGAACAGGAAATGCTTATTCTCCAGAAGATGCTTTGCGTTTATATTTTCAGACAGGTAGTGTGGTGGGTAGAAGCTATACCCAAGATGGGGAATACAATCAGGCAAGAGTTCCGATAACACAACTTACGTCATCTAGTGGAGGTCAAAAGATGCAAATGTTAATTGGTAACTATAATCACTACTTAGACATGATAAGACAAGTAACTGGTTTAAACGAGGCTAGAGATGGATCTACTCCTGACTCAAATGCACTGGTAGGTGTTCAAAAACTAGCAGCACTAAATTCTAACACAGCTACTCGTCATATTTTAGAGTCTAGTTTGTTTTTAACTAAAACTTTAGCAGAGGCCTTATCAATAAGAACTGCGGATGTATTAGAATATTCTGATTTTGCTGATGAGTTTGCAATGCAAATAGGTAAATATAATGTAGGTATACTTGATGATATTAAAAATCTTTACTTATATGACTTTGGTATTTTTATAGAGATGTCTCCTGATGAAGAAGAAAAAGCTATGTTAGAGCAAAACATACAAATGGCCTTATCTAAAGGAGGTATTGATCTAGAAGATGCTATTGATATTAGAGAGATTAGAAATATTAAAATGGCTAATCAGCTTTTAAAGGTTAAAAGAAGGCAAAAGCAAAAGGACGAACAAAAACAACAAGCTGAGCAAATGCAGATGCAGCAACAAAACAATATGCAAGCTCAGCAAGCAGAAGCTCAAATACAAATGGCTAAAATACAAGCTGATACTCAATCTAAAATGCAAATTGCACAAGCTACAATAGGATTTGAAATAGAAAAACTTAAAAATGAAGCGGCATTAAAAGAACAGTTAATGATGACTGAGTTTCAGTTGCAAATGCAATTACAAGGAGGGCAAGAGAAAGCGTTAAACAATAGAGAAGAAGCAAGAGAACAAGCAAAAGATAAAAGAGTTAGTCAGCAATCTTCTGAGCAGTCTCAGTTAATTACTCAAAGAAAAAATAACTTACCTCCAATAAAATTTGAATCTAATGAAGATAGTTTAGATGGTTTTGATATGGCGGAATTTGATCCACGATAATATGACAACAAATTCAGGAAAAAAAAGAGCAAAACAAAAAGCATTTAGACTGACTAAAAAGTCAGCATTTAAGATTGCAAAAAATGTTGTTAAAGCGGGATTGTCTTTTGGAGCTAAAACCTCAATAGCAGGTAATCTTTTAGATCCATTTCCTCAAGGATTAGGAGACGCTACGAATCCACACAATAAGAATAACAATGACTTAATGAAAACTGATAGAAAAGAAAAAGCATTAATAAAAAAAGTCAGGAATATGAAAAAAAAAGGCTCAAAAAAGTAAATAAAATTACATTAACTTTGTACAAATTAAATTAAATAAAATGGAAATAAAAGTAAGAGAAGTTACTAAAGAAGAAAAATCTACACAAGAAATAGAGGCGCAACTTTTAAAAGAGCATGATGAAAAGTTTGAAGAGACAAAGCCTGTAGATGTAGTAGAAGAAATAAAATTAGATGAAGAGGTTAAGCCTGAAGATTCTAATGAAGAAAAAACTCCCTCGTCAGAGTTAAATGACGAAGATGTGCTTTCTTACATTAAGAATAGGTATGATAGAGATATATCTTCAGTAGATGATTTGTTTACGCAAACAAAAGACAATGACGAGTTACCTGAAGACGTATCTGCTTATTTAAAGTTTAAAAAAGAAACAGGACGTGGTATTAAAGACTTTTACGAATTACAAAAAGACTACGATACTATGGATTCTGACCAAGTATTAGCTAATTATTATAGCGCAACCGAAGATGGTTTAGACGCTATAGATATTCAAGATTTGATGGAGGATAAGTTTTCTTTTGATGAAGAAGAAGATGAACCAAAAGAAATTAAGAAATTAAAATTAGCTAAAAAAAGAGAACTTGCGAAAGCTAAGAAATATTTCGGAGATCAAAAAGATAAATATAAAATTCCTCTTGAGTCAAGTGGGAGTGGATTATCTGACAATGACAAAGAAAGTTTAAGTGCTTATAAAAGTTACATAGAAGAATCAAAAACTGTTAGTGAGGCAAACAAAAAAAAGTACGACTGGTTTCTTAAGAAAACTGATGAGGTTTTCAGCAATGAGTTCAAAGGTTTTGAGTTCAATGTAGGGGAAAGAGATATGACTTTTAAGCCTGGAGATGCACAAGAATTAAAAAGCAAACAATCGGATGTAAATAATTTCTTAGGCAAATACATGGATAAAGACGGGTTAATTAACGATACCAAAGGGTATCATAAAGCTCTGTCAATGGCCATGAATCCAGACAAGTATGCTAAATTCTTTTATGACCAAGGTGTGACTGACGCTGTAGATAATGTTTCTAAAAAATCAAAAAACATTAATATGGATGTTAGACAATCACAACAAAGTGTTGTAAAAGATGGGTCTAAAATAAGAGCTGTAGGCTCTAGTTTTAACGACAGTGGTAGAGGACTCAAAATTAGAAGTTTAAAAAAATTATAAACAATTAAAAACAAAAAAAAATGCCAGTAAATGCAGTCCCTGGGTTTAACTTGCAGCCAAGTGCGCAGCAAGTTGCCCAACCAACAAACTACATAACAAACTTTGACTTTCTTAATCAGTATCTTCCAGATACTTATGAGAAGGAATTTGAGCGTTATGGAAATAGATCAGTAGCATCATTCTTAAGAATGGTAGGCGCTGAAATGCCAACTAACTCAGATTTGATTAAGTGGGCAGAGCAAGGAAGATTACATACTAAGTATACAGGAATGACAACTCCAGCGATTGCAGGAGCTACTACTGTTACTTTTACAATTCCAGCTCCACAATTAACTAGTGTTTCACCAACATCAACTGCACCAGCAAATGGGTTTGGAGCAATTAGACAAGGTCAAACAATTATGATTTCTTTAGATACTAATGGAACAACATTATCTAATAAAGGAATTGTAACAGTAGCACCTACAGCAGCAGCAGCAGGTGTATTTACAGTAGCTTTGTATGAAGCAACTGGATTAGCGTGGGCAGGAGCAAATAACACTGCAACAATGTTCATTTATGGATCTGAATTTAGAAAAGGAACACCAGGAATGGCTGGGTCTTTAGAATCTCAAGATCTAATATTTGACAATAAGCCTATTATTATTAAAGACCAGTATACTGTTAATGGTTCTGATATGGCTCAAATTGGATGGGTAGAAGTTACTACTGAAAATGGAGCTAATGGATACTTATGGTACCTAAAATCAGAGCATGAAACAAGACTACGTTTTGAAGATTACCTAGAAACAGCTATGGTGGAAGCAGTTCCAGCAGATGCGGCTTCTGGTGCAGCAGATTTCTTACAAGGTCAAGCGGTAGGTTCTGGACTTGGTGTAGCTAATGGTTCTGGTTCTGATGGTATTTTCTTTGCGGTTCAAAACAGAGGAAACATCTGGAGTGGAGGTAACCCAGTTGCTTTAGCAGGTTTTGACTCAGTTATTCAGAGATTAGACAGACAAGGTTCTATTGAAGAGAATGTAATATTCGTTAATAGAAATTTCTCATTTGATATAGATGATATGTTAGCTGCACAAAACTCTTACGGAGCGGGTGGTACTTCATACGGTTTATTTGATAATGATAAAGAGATGGCTCTTAATTTAGGTTTCACAGGATTTAGAAGAGGTTACGATTTCTATAAGTCTGACTGGAAATACCTAAACGATCCTACAATGAGAGGTGGTATAGAAGGTGGACGAGTAAATGGACTTATGGTTCCTGCTGGTTCAACTACTGTTTATGACCAAATCTTAGGGAAGAATGCTAAAAGACCATTCCTTCATGTTAGATACAGAGCTTCAGAATCTGAAGACAGACGTTACAAGACTTGGATTACTGGTTCTGCTGGTGGTGCAAGAACAAATACTACGGATAGTATGACTGTAAATTTCTTGTCTGAAAGAGCTGTATGTACTTTAGGAGCGAATAACTTCTTTATATTCCAACAGTAAGTAGGTAGGTAGTACAATAATAGAAGGAGAGGGCCAAAGGCATACATGCAAACGTTCTCTTAGTAACCCTCTCCTTTTTTTTTAAATTAAATAAACTTAAAATTAAATAGAATGAAAAAGCAAAAGATAGAAAACAAATCATATAAGCTAATGGGAGGTAAAACACCTTTAGCATTCATGTTAGCATCAAGACATCACAGAAGAAGCACACTAATGTATTTTGATGAAGAGCAAGGAGTTAACAGACCTCTTCGTTATGCAAAAAACCAAAAAAGTCCATTTGAAGACGAGCAAGACGGTAATGCAATATTAGAACCTATTGTTTTTGAAGATGGAATGCTTGCAGTATCAAAAGAAAATCAAGTATTACAGAAATTTTTAGCTATACATCCTGGTAACGGAAATGTATTTGAAGAGATTAACGCTAAAAGAGATGCTGCTGAACAATTAGAAAGTGTAGAGATAGAGTTAGATGCACAAATTTTAGCAAGAGAACTAGAAACAGATAAATTAATAAGCGTGTGTAGAGTTTTCTTAGGGGCTTCAGTAGACAAAATGTCTATACCTGAATTGAAAAGAGACGTATTGCTTTTTGCAAAACATCAGCCTTATGAATTTATGGAGGTATTAGATGATCCAATGTTAGAGTTGACCAATGTAGTTGCTCAATTTTTTGAAGAAGGATTTCTTACTTTTCAAAATGGAGAGAAAGACGTTTATTTTAATCTTAAAAAGAATAAAAGCAAATTGCTTACTGTTCCTTTTGGAGAAGAAGCGTATTACATTGTAGCTTCATATATGCAGTCTGATGACGGCCTAGAAACATATAAACTTTTAAAAAAGAGCTTAAATAATAAAAAATAGTTTATCTATCTTTGTTCTTTATTAACCTTAATCACATTATTTATTATGGAAAAATTTTTAAGCGTACCAATTTGGGCTGCTGGAGTTATAGTAAACTATCAATTAGTGCCTTGTACGGACATCAAAGTTATAGAGGTAGGAGATCAGGCAGGGCCTGGTGCTAATCCCGCAACAACAACAACTTTATGGTATGGAGATAACTCTGAAGTTCAGA